CACTTTTGAGGTCAATGCCGGTGATGTGGTTGTTCTTGCTATCAAGATGCTTCTTGAAGTTTGTGCCAACAAAGCCTTCGTCACCTGTAATCAGGATTTTCATTTCCCCCACCTGTCGCTTTCGTATTCATATTTTTCAGAGTAACCATCAGATGCGTTCAGTTTTCGGTCAACATCAAAGACAAAGGTGTCATCGGCATTGAGAGCTGCGCCTATGTGTGACAAGGGCGTCGGAGCATCGCAGGGAATCCTAGTGCGAATCGAATCGCCTTCAACCTTGGTGTCGTAATACGGATCGTGAATAAGGACTGAATCCTTGATGCGTGGATAAATCTGTGAAGCCAAGAAGTCTTGGTCGGTGGTGTAATAGTTGCCGACATTGGCGTCTTTGATTTGCTTTTCCATATCGCGCAAATTCTTTGTCTTGCCCGCAAACATACCGGCAGAGATGGGATAGTCGTGACCGCTTGGATGGTCTTTGATGATGTGATAATCAAGACCTGACTGCTCCCAGTCTTCGTGAGCTACTCGATCCCGAAAGGACAGGCGAGCGTCAACATCACGACAGATGACGGCGTCGAATTGCGGATCAGAAAAGGCATAGTAACGCCACAACTTCGCCCGATGATCTTCAGGTTCGCCAACGATGCCGATTTGCACACCTTTGACTCGTTCTAAAGTTGAGATGATGGATTCATCAACGCTTGAATTGACGCTGATATAGAAGCGAACAATGAAGCCATCGTCAAAGGGAAAATATCGTGAAGCAAGAATCGCGTTCTTGATGGCGCCTATGGTGTAGCGAGGCTCATTGCCATAGAGCGAGAAGGCAATGCACTTCATTGTTTGAGATTCTTGACGAGAACTGCGTAATCTTCGCTCTTGATGTAGTTATCAAACATCAAGGCGTCAAAGGAATAGACCTCACGAGCATTGACTGCTCGATAGCCTTCATCCCATTCGGCTTTGCCAGCAATCGGATGCAAATGCTCAATGATAATGCCTGGCAAATATGAAAGGTTGCCAATGTCTTCACCCAAGTGTTTCCAAAAGTTGTCAAGATAGAGATGCTTCAACTTCGGTGGCACCATCCCGCCAAGACCACGGACAATGGCACCTGACATCATCACCGCAGTTGGCAGATTCTCGCCTTGTAAAAGGTCATTGCCATAGGCAAGTCCAGGGCGGTTGCCGATAGCTCGCATCAATACGACATCCCAATCAGGCGTTCTGAATCTGTGGTCGTCGCCGATAAAGGTGAAGAACTCATACTCATTGGCATATTTCTTGGCAGCGACATTGATGGGATAGGCCATTCCTCGCGTTTTGTTTTCAACTTCAACAATATATTCCACGCCAACTGCGCTGCGATAGTTCACAAGTTCATCGTCATCAGTGTCAATGACAAAGAGAATGTCTGACCGGCACGAGAACTCCTTGTGGGCTTGCAATACTTCCACCGCGTTCTTCGGTCTGCCACGAGTAGGAACAAGCACGACATTGTTATTCAGATGCATCAGAAATCTCCCCCGCAATGGCGCCATAAGCGGCTAAATCAATGTAAGAATCTAAGTGATTCGGTGACTCAATGAGACGAGCAATTTTCACAAGCGATAAACACAAAGCGACCTGTGAAGGGCTTATCTCAGTTTCAAGATAAACACTCCACAGGTCTGCGATGCGTTTGTGATTTGTATAAGGGTCGCCATATATTTCATTGCGATCCGTTGCGGTGAGGCGTTTTGCCTCATCCAAAATCTTCCCCCGATTCATTGACTACTTACTTCCGCGACCGAACTCTGTCGCTTTAGGATCAATGGCCTTCAAGATTGGGCCAATGACTGCGGCCGCAAATGCGGCAACATAATCTTTTAGAGGGCGTGATGGGTCGGCGAGGTAGAGAGCTGCGACTGCTGCCGCTCCCGCTCTTGCGTAGGTGCTACCGACTGCGATGAGTTTGTCTTTGTCGAGCATTTGCACTCCTTGAACTTAGGTCTGCCGAAGCCCACAATGAACACCGGCAAAGAGGGTTTCAATTTCCCCCGATTCTTGACTTTGTAGGCGCGAATCTTACGCGCAACCTGACCGCCATTGCGTTGATCACCCTTAGTGTCGGGGGCGGTGTTTCCTTCAATACAGGTGACGGTGCCATTGGGATTGACTGCTTCCACGATACCGACATGCGAGATGCGGTCAATGCCATCGGCAGGAAAGTCAAAAAAAACGATGTCACCTGGCATTGGCTCGGCATCGGCAACGAGTTGCCACCGCTTCGCCTCGGCAAATGCCTTCGCCCCTGCCGGTGTGTAGGTGCAGTCAGGGATTTTCAAGCCAACTTGCTTTGCACACCAATTGACGAATGCGCCACACCAAGCTTGATTTGCCTTCTGATACTTCGTTTGATTATCGGCAGGGCCTTCAATGTATCCAACTTCGGCGCTTGCTATGTGGAGAAAATTATCAAGTTGTTTATTGCACATCAGCGTTTGAGAGCTTCCTTCACAAGGTCAGTGAGAAAATCAACTTTTTCCTCAAGTTGGTTGACCTTATCACGCATTGATGATCCGCCATTGGGCTTGAGTTCGTTGAGATAATGCTTGACGAGCCATTTGATGCCGATGGCGACCGAACCAAGAATTGTCGTGATGGCAACGGCCAAAGACGCCCAATCCAATGCGGTCATAGTCCTATCACCAAGACCTGCACGACGGTTGAGCCTGTATCTGTCACGCCATAGATGGGATTGTTTTTGCTTTGTAGTGTCAATTTTTCTCCACTATCCATTTTGAATCCTGTTGATCCTGTTACATCGGCAGCTCCAAGATAAACCGCCTGACCACCTGCGGCGTGCAGATGGACTTCTTCTGCCTCGGCAGTGTTGTCAACCAAGATGGTTGGCGATGTGGTGACAGTGACTTGGCGTGTGGAGATGCCCATTGTGTCTTCCTAACTGATCATTGAAACGAGTGACCTCGTTCGCCCCGTTGCGAGTTGGGTGTAAATCTGTGTTGTGGCAACCGACGAATGGCGCATCAAATCGCGCACCGCCAAAAGGTCGCCGCCTGATTTCTCAAGCATTGTCGTCGCAAAGTAATGGCGACAGGCGTGAAATGTCTTGTGTTCAATTCCAAGTCGCTTCATCTCGGCACTTGCCCTTGATGAGAGCTTGTTCGGAGTGACTTGAAAGATGCGCCCCTTGGTGTTGGCGGCCTTGATGATTTCGGCGACTCGGTTCGCAATAGGCACCGCAAGATCGGTTCCGCCTTTGCCATAGACGCGCAAGGTGTAACCCTCGGCAGTCTCCTCAAGGTCAAGACCACGCAACTTGGAGACTTCCATTGCTCGCAGTCCTGCTAGGCAACCGACAATGAACCACGAGCGCATTGGCTCTCGGGCTTCGGTCATAAGCAATTCGGCTTCGCCTTTGGTGAGCGGATGCGGAATGCCTCTGCCCTTGCGGATGACCGGCATCTCAAGGGTTGGGTTGTTGGTAATCAACTTCATCTTATTGAGCGCATTGAAGACGCTTTTCAGGCGCGAGCCATAGTTGGCACGAGTGCCTTGAGATTTCGCTCGAAGAATGACTGCCTGCAAGTCCTCTTCAGTCGCTACCTGTGGGTGAACGCCTGAGCGCAGGATGAGGTTCCAATCGTTGCGGAATAGGTTTTCGGAGAAGCCCTGCGCCCGATAGCGGTCGTGAAGCTTTTCCTTGATGACTTCTAGTGGTATGTGATCCATAGTGGAATCATACCCCTAGCGAATGACTCCTATTAGAGTGTTCCGCCTAGTTCCTTTTGGGCTTCTAATTCTTCCCATAAGGTTTTAGGCATTGAGGTAAATTCCTCGTTACCTCTGTCAATTATAACGAATGTTGTCGTTGTACCATCTACATCTGGCACTTCAATTTCTCTAATGTTGTTCATAATTATAACTCCGCACTAAACGCTACGTATGAGGTGTTTTGAGTCTTGCCCCGAAGAAATGAAGGTTGATTGGCGGTCAATCCTGTTATACCGCTGATATATAAAATACAGGTGTTTTTGCTGGTGGATACTGAACCAAATGCGGCAGTTGTTGCATCAGTTCCATAGTTATTGAAATCGCTCACCTGAATAGTTGAATACTCAAGTGATGTTGGTGCGACTCTCATTGATACAGGGAAATTAACCATATGATTTGCCGACGTTGATGCTGCGTTCATACCAACACCGAAAACCGAGTTAGCACTATCAGCGTTAATTCGGTAATAATACCTTTGGCAAGCGGCTAACTCCCCTGCGAGTGTTGCGCTACTGCGGCGGTATGGTAAAGCAACCGAGCCAACATCTATCTGAACACCTGTGATTTCAAAATAATCTGCTGCTCCTGCGGTTCCAACACCTTGATATTGAAAATACGCGGTCAATTCTGTAACTGTTGTAGCAACTGAGCCAGTATATGAAAATCTTTGCCAAGTAGTTGTTAAAGTGGCAGTTTGATTATTTATTGGAAAAGACGCGCCAGTATAAGTAGTTTGATAATTTTGGTCTGTTCCAGTTCCACCAATTAGATAAACAATAAGATTATCTGATGCCATTGAAAAATTTGCACCTTTACGAGCGTAAAATGACATTGTTACTGTCTTGCCAGCAAAGGGAATAGAATTTGCACTTTCCATTGACTGAATAAAAGAAACTGCAGTCGTTGTAGTTTGTCCGCTATTTCTTGCAAATCTAGCGCAATATTGAATATTTGGTAAATTGGTTGTATCCGAAGTAGTTTGACGAGAAACTGTGAATGAAGAAGTAGCATTAGTGCTCCATCTATCTGCCGTATAAAGAACAGCACCAGTTCCAGCAATAGAAGTTCCGCGCTGCCAAATATCAAATGACGAGTTCAAAATTGGATTAGAGGCGCTTGGTGTAGCGCTATATCTCAATCCTACTGTGGCGGAAGAATCTGCAACAATAGTGTCGCCTGAATTTCCAACAGTGAGCTTGGCGAAGGTGTCTGCGCCTGTTCCCACCACGAGATCACCTTTGGCGTCGAATGTCGTTGCGACATCGCTTGTGATAGTTGGCACTGGCCCTGTTGCTGATGAGATTGAAATGCCTGTGCCTGCGGTCAAGCCTGTAATGTCGCCGGTTGCGCCGACCCACGCTGATCCGTCATACACCTCTAGGGTGTTGGTGTCTTGAAGGTAGCTCACCATTCCTTCGGCTAGGACTCCCGAAAGAGCAGAGGTGCGAGCTGCCGAACTAGCAAAGACCATCACAGTCTGTTGCATCAAGTAAGTGTTCA